TAAGGGAACAAAAAAAGGGAGCGAAGCTCCCTCTCTTTAAAGATTGATCAGCTCTTCAACTTCTCTGACCTTCGCCTCCAGGGTCCGTTTCATCTCATCGATGACAGAGGTAATCACTGAGGAGTTTGAAGTTTTGAATTCATTCCCCGCAGCATCCCTGAGCAGAATCACCGAGCTTAATGAATCAGCTCCGATCTGGAAGGTTTGAAGCTTTCTTCTCGATTCGCTGAGCGTCCTCCACCGGTCGATCATCAGGGTCAGATCTTCAACCCGCTGAATTTTCTCATCAAGGGTGAGTTTCCGTGGCTCTTCGGCATCATTCTTTACAATCGTCATCACTGGAGCTACAACAGCTTCAACAGTTTTTACTTCAGCAACTTCAGCTGCTACCACACTCTTCTCTGCATTATTTACTTTACTCATAATCTTTATGCCGCTGCCCTGCGGACTTATGTTAGCATCTGGCTCGCCGTTAGAATTAAATTTCGGGCAAATACCATTGAGCCGGGCGGATCAGGTCAAGGGTGAATGTCTGATTTCCAACCGAACTTCGGATCCGCTAAGTGACCGGTTGGAAAACTGACCGAACGCGAAGCGCCGTAGGTATGCCAAAACCTGTCATACCAAATTATCCGACCGGCCCTTTACCATTCCGGATGGCGATCAATACCTTTGCTCCGTAATTTGAGTGTAACAAGTATTTCTATGAGTTTAGTTTAATTAAACCGGTAACTTAAACCGGTAAACTATAGTCACCAGGTGACTATTTTAAACCCCCAACAAGTCACCCGGTGACTTGCAATGCGACCAAAAAAAAGCCCCGGTTAACAGGGCCTTTTCTTCTTAAAATGGAAGATCATCTTCGGCGACTGTGGCCGGTTCCGGTTTAACTCTCTTTTTTGTTTTTGGCGCTTTAGTCTCCTGCTTTGGTGCGGGTAGTTCGGCTTCTTCTTTTTGGCTTACATAAGCGGTGTGGGTGCGTCCGAAGTTGTCGGGGGTTTTCATTTTAGCAATTTCGAAGGTGACGTATTCAATGCCATCGTAATCGTAGGCGAATTTTGTGAGATCTTCGAGTTTGCAAGTGATCTTAACGATTTCCAATCCTGCAATTTGTTTTCCTTTTCCAATGTAGTTTTTCACGAACGTTTTCATAACAGTAAAATTTTAGTTTAAAAATTATATGCAAGATTAAAGCGGAGCATGGAGGGGCAGTCAAGGAGGAACTGGAATATCGGACTAAGTATAAGGAGGGAGAATATGCCGGGAAAATCCTTTAATGAGGGGACCGTTACCTGGAGAGATCAACTATCTTAGCATGGAATTTAAAACAAATTCTGTTCTAAATCTCGTTGTGAATCCCCGGAGAAGGTAAACGCGGGACGCCAAATTGTTATTTCACGCCACTTTGAAGATCATTTTGCTGTTGATTAGGTTGACTTTAAGTCACATTCATCCAAAATGTCCAACTTCGTCCAACCCAATCCCTTATAAGCCGGAAGATTCTGAACTATTGCTGCAGGAGATCTCCGAAAACAAAACAAACCGGTTCCAGCCAGTCGCATGATTATCCATTCAGGAGATTAGGCTTTAACCGGGACTTCTTCATGGGAGCAATTCTCCCCGGGAGGGACGACCAAAAAAGGGGAGACCCCCTTCTTTATAAAATACCTTCGTCAGCCATCGAATAGAATGAATCAGTTGTCATAATCAGATGATCCAATAATGGAATATCCAGCAATATTCCGGCTTGTTTAATCTGGTTCGTAACTTTGCGGTCTGCATCGCTACACTGGAGTTGACCTGATGGGTGGTTATGTGCAAGTATGATCCCGGTAGCACAGGCTTTCAGGGCAACCTGGTAGATAACCCGGACATCTACAACCGTGCCACACATTCCACCTTTCGAAAGCATAAAATAACCAAGAATCTGATTTTGCCGGTTCATCATCAACATATAACTGAATTCGATGTGGTCATAATCCGGCCAAATCTCCCGGAAGGCATTTGCAGCATCATGCGATCCGGTGATCTTGATGCGATCTTTGTTTTTCACCAATGCAGAATAGGAAATCTGAACTTCAGCAAGGATATCTGGAATCATAATGTTTCACCGTTGCCTTACGGATTTATTTTGGCTTCTGGCGCGCCGGTTAAAATTAAATTACAGGCTAGCATCATTGAGCCGGACGGATTAGGTCAAGGGTGAATGTCAATTATCCGCACCCTGAGCGGAGTCGAAGGGCGAATAATTGACCAAACACAAAGTGCCATTAGGCGCTTAGTTAATATTATTTTTTTGAAGCCGGTAGGCCCTTTACCGTTCCATCCGGCGATCAATACCTTTGCTCCGTAATTTGAGTTTAAAAGCTAACTTTCTAAGACACTGACCATAAAAAAAGCCCCGAGAGAGGCTTTCTAAATTTAACAGGATGGTTCCTGCTGATCATCGGTAATATCCCAGGTGGCGTACTCTGGATTTTCTTCTTCCCATGCTTTAAGACTAGCTGAATCTGAATTTGGATTCCATTTGCAATGGAAGTGAATGTTCTGATTCTCTGAAATGTTTTTTTCGGAAGTTTTTGAAGCTGTTGTCATGATCTGAAGATTTAAGTTTTTAAATTATATGCAGGTGACAAGCTTGATTAGTAGAGGCAGGCAAGGAGGAACTGGAATACCGGAATGCAAAGAGGATATGCCGGGAAAATCCTTTCGTGAATAAAATGTACACGCGGGATCAGAGCTACCTTAGCAAATAATTTTAACGGAATCGGTCATGAGAACGGATTGACTTTCGGATCAATGATGATCTTCTCATTCATCCATTATGGGATTAAAGGTTTTGCCAGGTATGGGTGAAATTATCCGGCCACCTTTACCCGGATATCAGGTACCATTCTCCCGGGAAAGTCTCCGGGGTTTAAATGGGGAATTGATTTTTTTTGAAGCGAACAAAAAAAGGGCGTGAGCCCTCTTTTTAAAAAGTCCAGTGATCCCAAAGGGTCGGCTGAACTTCAACAGTTTTTGAAGTTTCCGGCAGCTGTTCTTGTTTTGATTCCAATATTCTGAGAACCAATATGCTTTCATCTTCTTTAATTTCCCGGATATAGGATACCGGTTGATCCGGATGAATCGCGATCTGCCATCCTCCATAAAACCGATTGCTCAGAGAATCCATCCAGGCTACTTCTCCTGTCATGCCGTTCAGACAAAGATTGATCAAGGCCATCAGGCAACAGGTACGGTCAATATCTGCTCCGTAGAATGAATTCAACCGGCTGACCTTTGCTGCAGCCAGCAATGTGCGACCCGATCCGCAGGCACAATCTGCCACAGTCTTCCCAACTCCGGAAGTATCTGTTATAATGGCCATCATATCACAGATCGGTTGTGGCGTAAAAAATTGTCCGTTATGGCCGTGTGAAATATGTTCCATAAAGAAGTCTCCGAGGATATCTTTCAATCCATAACCGTGATCATCCATCTCCATCACCAGGGAAGCAAATGCGTCAGAGAGCATCTGAACTTCCGGAGGCTTATACTTAGATACGATTTTCAAATAATGATCTTCTTTGGCTCCGAGTGACAAGGCACAAACGGCCATCTCCAGGAAGTCGGGAAATACATGATGTACGCCGTAACGATCTGCAATTCTTAAGATAATTTCCGTGAATGTTTTCATTTATTAAGCCGCTGCCTTGCGGACTTATGTTGGCTTCTGGCACGCCGGTTAAAATTATTGGGCATACCAGATTGATCCGATCGGATTAAGTCAAGGGTGCATGTCAGTTTCAATCATTTTGGGGTTTCTTCCACAGCGAAAGTGACCAAACATGAAGTGCTTGCCCTTTACTGTTCCGATCGGAGATCAATAACTTCGACCAATAATTGAGTAACCAGCGCCTATATCTCTGATATTCTTCCTTTGGAAGGGTTTCTTTTTTGGTTCTTTTTTCTTGGCCCTTCATATCTCAAGAAAAAAGAACCACGTCTGTTTTTTAGGCCGTAGGGGTCCCTGAAAAACAACAGGAATTGTCTTCAATTTCTGACGTGCCTTTCTTTTTGCTAGCTTTTTCTTTCAAAAGAAAAAGCTACGGCGCTCTTTTCAACGATTTGCAGCTTATTTTCGAGCAAAAAACAGTAAAACAGCCCCCTGAATGATGAATTTTGTAAAAAATTCATCATTCAGAGAAAATAAAACCGAACTCGCCCTATCATGTAAAGAAGAAACGTTTGCCGATTTTTCAGGAAATATGATACATTCCCCCGCTTTTCACTTCTCAAATTCAGTCCTACTATCATCACTTGGCACAATAGATACAAAGAAGAAAAATGAGAAGAATATCTATTGTGATCAGTGATACCGCTTCCATGTGGTCATGGTTGGGAGCATTCCACATCAGTCCTATACACATCAACCTGTGAGATTGGGATCACATCAGGTTGATACCTTATAACTATAACCTTGGAGAAACGAATGTACTCTGATTCAATTGCAGTAGTGTACCATACTTAGTCCATATACGTTTATCAACTGCATCACCAAAGTGAGTGGCCTCCTCTGGTAAGATAGACTTCTTTCGTTCAGAACTCTTATCCTTCTCGAAACGTCCTTCCTTGTCGATTACCTTAGTGTTGTTCATACTAATCAGAGTGAACTTACACTTACGCCCATTGATAATGAACTTAGGATAACGTTTGTCTTTACCTTTTAAGATGTTCATCCACAACAGATACTTGTCATGTTGTGGTGGTTCCATACCTCGATGAACCCGTGTATCAACGATCCAACCTTGCCAAATAAACCGATCTATTGCCTGTTCATTATAAGTTCTTGAGTTCTTTGCATTGGGTTGCCTTGAATCTCCATACCTGTCCCGGAAGTAGGTAATCCTTTTGGTGGGATGTTTGGAATAATACCTGCATACTTTATCCACCAAATCATCAATCATCACACCAGGTGTATCTGTCTTAACAAAGAACTCATTAATAGTACAATCAGTTGGTTCAATGATCCTGGTTACAAAGTTATAGTTGCGTTCCTGGGCAATTGAGAAGAGAGCCATCTTGGATCCCCAATCCGGAACGATCTCCAATGCTTTCCCAGGATCACAATCCAGATCAAACATGCAGTTCTCTTCCTCCAATTGATTGGCATCCCAATTGCTATTCTCTGCAATGCCCCGGATATAATCATCGTTATAAGCATTGTAATAGATATGAACCTGGCTATCCAGACTATAATAACAGTCCTCAATTTGATCGATAATCCAATTCAGGATCTCCACCATAAAAGTGAGCAGATTCTGTTTGTCATATTCCCTGACAATGTAAGACATCCCCAAATTCTGGATATTATCGAAGGCATTGGCCAAGGTGAATAATACCCCATCTTTCGAAACGAACGGGGCAATCTTCTTCTTTAATCTTACAGTTTCGTTCCAGATATCCTTAAATAATCGTTTATCATTTGCTTTAAATGCTTCAACCAATTGCAATTGAAGTTTAACGATTCGGTTCCAGATATCGAAGATCTGAATTCCTGCTTCATCTTTATAGTAATTTCCATATTCCAATAACCACATTTGTTCCATGGTATATGGCATGGATGAAACATATCTGAATCCATGATGTTGTTTGATCCGCTTTGGCGATCTGAATCCAAAATATTCCTCATTCCCACGGTTGGCCGGAGAAACTTCTTCGTCATAGCGTGGTTTATTCAGGGTAATTGCTTCATCGACAATTTCACGGTCCAAATTGGGACCGCGCGCAGATCCAATCCGCTCCTGAGAGAGCATCAGAAAACCTGTTCCGTTGCTAAATGAAATAAAGTTCTCATATTTGGTTATTTTCTCATAAGGTTCAATCCATGATTTCGGAGGTTTTCCCCCTATCTTGAAATCCTTATCTTTTTCATAGCCAAGTTTTTCAAGAAATTTCAATGTGGATGGTAATGTTCGGGTATAAATCTGTCCGAATGTTCTGCCGGTAATTGAATTGACAGATCTGGGCATCGTTCGCACAATCTGGTTGATTTCCCAACCAATAATATACGATTTTCCGGTACCACGTCCGTGAATATCAACCTCACATTTAGCATCATTGATGACCGATAATTGCTGCGGAGCATTTAAGTCGATAATTTCAGTGATCATGACTTCATAATTTCTTCAGCAACGATATCGGTTATTTCGGAACCTCCATAAATTGCCCGGTTCAGTTCCTGAAGTGCGGCAATCGGTAAGTCCTTTAAACTATTCAGGTCAACCTTTATCTGCCGGTTATCGTTCTGGATCAGGATATAGAACTGATGCTTTTCATTGCGTTCAGGATCCGGAATATCTTCGGGTTTTTCGCCGATAACTTTAAGCAAATTCGCATGCTCCATGGCAATTGTTTTGCGATCCTTATCGTTATTACCAATTCGGCATTTTTCTATATTTCGAACAATATCATTGAGAAGCCAAGTTCTCCAGAAATCATAATCGAAGGTATGAAGCGTATTAAAAAGCCTGATTGACAACCTTAAATCTTCATAAGCCTGGCGCTGACTGATTTCAGGATATTTTTGCTTATGCAGATTTAATGCCTGTTTCTGAATCGGGTTTTTATCCAGGATCTTAGAGGCAGAGACAATCCGGTCAAGCATTTGCTTTAACTGATCAGATAATTGCGCCGTATCCGGATCAAGCATATATGCCTTGATCTGTTCATATTTTGTTTCCTCCAATGCTATCTTACTCATTTGCGTGATTCCCTGTGAAAGTTTAACATGGCTAATTGTGATGGACTGCTTCCATTCAAGGCAGATTGTTTTACAGCTCGTCGTAAAATAATCTCTGCAGATAATCTTCCCCGGTAATAGGCAACCGATCCAGGATCCTGAGATCTGGATTCGATACAAGTCACAAAATAATCTGTTTCTTCCTCTTTCAACTGGAGATTGATTGCAATATCCTCCGGCGAAAAAAATAATCCGGCCATTTCCTCTATCTCATTAAGTTGTTCCTCGCTGAAATTCATTTTCAAGTACTTTTAAATCAAAGTTAAAAACCTCTTCATCCGTAAAAATCGTTCCGCGTTCCAATTTTGGATTATCGGTAGCATTCTGACTGGTGACAATGGTTATTTTCCATTGGTCATTCCAGAGTAAAGCCACTTTTGCATGAACTGAAATACATCGGTAATCAAAGCTGTTCATGATCATTTGGAACGGTTTCGGGCTCATTACCCTGACTCGGTTATCCAGGATAATCCGGAATGAGCGGATCAGTCCTTTGTTGATATAGTTCTGCAGCTGCTCAATGCTTTTGGTGCTGAACGAATACGATGTCATTAATATATTTACCGGTCCTGTTTGCCTGATCAAATAGGCGATCAAGCGTACCAGGTTAAAGTTTCCCCAGCTGTAATAATGATGCTCCTTCCCATTCTCCAATTGCCCGATTGCTTTGGTCAGCGCCTTTTCAGGATCGGCAATAAAGAAGGCACTCTTTGGCCCCTTCTTTATGCCGACATTATCCGCATCAACTTGTTCAGGTGTCGGATGAATGGCAAGAGTGATATCCTTACTCTTTACCAGCATTATCCTGATCGGGATGAAGCAACTGCATCTCAATTTCCTCAATCCGTTTATTTCGCTCCTGGATACGCATTTCTATTTTAATCCGCTTGGGCCCTTTTGGCATCGGATTTTTAAAAGCTGCACTTTCTTTGGCCTGGTAATCCAAAATTGTTTTGTCTTTTGAATTTCCGGTCTGGAGGTTTTTTTTCATTTTCTTGAGTGAATCATCGGTTACTTCCATTTTTTCGGGTTTTTCGGGATATAATTGGCTTGCATCGGGTAATATTCCTGTTTTTTCAAATTCAGTTTTTCCCAGATAAAGTTTTTCCAAACGTTCTGAAATTGATTTGATGATATTGAAGATTTCAGCACGTTTCACGCATACTGAATCAGCATTCGATTCCGGCATTTCTGCCATCGTGGTATGGAGCTTGCTGCGCTCCTGAAAAAGTTCTGCATATTCGTTGATAATTCTGCGGATTAACGAAGGATATTCAGCCAATGGTTTGGCGGCTTTAGTTTCTGAAGTTTCTATTGTTTCTATTGTTTCTGCTATTGGCGAAACCTGAACAGGTTTTGAGGAATAGAATGGAGAGAATGCAGGACTAACATAAACCAATGGAGTATTTCCTGATAAGATATCCTTTATAACCTCTTTCCAGTTCGTATGATCAGCCAGCGAAACAGCTTTTAAATTTTCAAAGACCAATTTACCGGCCATTGTCCGTTGTTTCCCAATAAATGGTTCGGTAATTCCTTTTTTTCGCGATATTTCAGCCAATAAACTGATCCCAACATTATAATCATTCCCGGATCTGATCCAGGCGATTACTTTATCCCGATTTTCATTCATTCGGTTACCGATTGTTTAAGTTTGTATTCCAGTTTCTTCCTTAACGATTCATTTTCGCCCGAATTGAATATTCCATAAAGATTTGATCCATGCATATATTTTTCAAACAATTTGACTCCTGCCCTATAATTCCGGTCACTGTCAAGCCATTGGAGTATTTCAATATGCTTATCCATTAGATTGGATGTTTCGTAAACCGACAGATTCGGGAACCGGTTGTAAAGCCAGATCTTGAGCGCCTTATTCAGTCCTGAATCATTAAACGCCATAAACTGGCAATCTTTCAGCCGTTCAGTCAATTGAACATCCGACATTGGTGCAAATACAACTTTCTTTTGGTTCTCGAGCAACCGCCATTTACTGCTTAAAATACAATTCCCATAAATGCTTTTAACGGTTAATCCGATTCCTTCCCCTACCGGGAAAAGCTGAATAATATTGGCAAAATCAATCTTATTAAAAATCATCGGCATATGGCAATCGAAATGATAAGCCGTCATTCCTTTAGAATTTAACATATTTCGGGTGCGTTTCAACCGACTGCGCCAGTAATTCAATTCAAAATAGGTTGGATCGTAAAAATTCAAATCTCCTTTGTGATAGGCCGGAATTGTTTTCAGGTCAACAGGTTTTAAAAGGATATGATCATCATTGATAAAAAGAAAATCTTCCGATACCCGATCATCGGCACAAGCCAATAAAACTTTGTGTACAATATTTCCATCGGCATTAACCATCGGATTGTAGATATCCTCTGCCGCGATATGGATAACCCGGTCTGAAAGAAAATCCGGTTTAGCACCGACTATAAATATATTGCCCACGTTCCGGCCATATTTCTCAATACTTCGCAAGCTGAATCTTAGCTCATTATTGTTCCAGGCTGAGCCGGAGCCGAGAACATAAACCACATCAACATTACCCGGAGAAGTAATCAGCTGAATGGGTTCTTCAGGAACTTTCGGTTCCATCTCTTTTTCGGTTAAGCCGTTTAACCCGGGAGTATCGGTGTGGACCAATGCCAGGTTAATCCATTTGGTAACTCTGACCGTTTTATTTAGGTCATGAATAAAATGGTAATCTCCATTATATAGGGGTTTTGATTTGGTTAATTTGGCAAAACGGGCATGAAATACGAATGATCCCCAATCGATTCCACCATCTTGAATGGTTTTACTCGCAAATAAGGCATCATTTGGAAACAACTTCCCGTTCGGATGCCGGTATCTCATAATGTAAAGACACCATTCCTTGTCTATTTCCCGGAATAATTTTTCTACTCCTGATGGATCGGCCAGAAAAGCATCATCATCAAGCACCAGGATATATCCATCAGTGATATTTTCAATCAGTTTCGAAATATATTCATTGGCCGGAAAATCGGTCTGCGAGGTGCGTTCGCGCGACTGAACCCTGATTAAATGAGAAGGATGGTATGATTCGGCATATTCCCAACTCTCTTCATTATCGACTCCTACCACAATGTCAATATTCTTATGGGTTTGATTTCTAACCGACTCGATGCATCGCTTAAACATTTTAGGGCGCGAATGGGTGCGGATCACGACAGTCAGTTTATCGCTCAGGATATGCTTTTCAGTCCTGGAGTATTGCCTGAAGTAATGGAATACCTGCAGGCCGGCCATTAGCAAAACTTTTTCATTATTTTTCTGAAGGATATCCGATATCGCAGTATCAATCGCCTGGATATTGGCGCTCCGGGCATGTTCTGAAATGGCATTTCGGTATATATCCCAGGTTTTTTTCTGAATAACCAATAACGGAGCACAAATTTGCTGATGCTGCTCGATCATCAGTACATGATTCTCCTTGTACATTTTCAGGGTATTTTCGAAAATATACCGGATTGAATCACTCTCCGGATTAATTCCGGGTTTCATTTGGTGCCCGTAAGGACTCCGGCTGGCGTAACACACAAATAAACCGGTTAAAGGATATTTGTCGATATATTCCTGGATATGGTTTCCAAAATCAGAGATCAAAAAAGCCATATCTCCATCACACAAACAACCCCAGTCCTCGGGATTAGAAATTAGCTGCATATAGCTATCATAAGCTTCAAATAATTTCTTCTCAAAAGAGTATGGTGTAAAGAACCAAATCATAATTATTTAATTTGGTTCTAAATTAGCGGGAAGAAAAACAGGCAGAAAGGACAAACTTCTACTTTGCTCAGTTCTCTTTAAGAATAAAAAAAGCCCCGTTGCCAGGGCTTCTTAATCATGAAGGAAAAATGTATGAAAGATGCTACGAAAGGGACTTTGATTTTTTCAGTTTTGGCTTTTCCACAATCGAATCAGAAGTTTCTACAACTTCATCAACAACAGGAACTATTCCGTACAATTCAGCTTTCCCGGCTTCAGTAATTTCGAGATAGGGAAAATCACTTTCATAAAGCGCCTTAATCTTTTCAATCGGGATATTATCCTGGCTAAAGTCAATCAAACCAAAGAGGGTAGTGATTACCCTCCCTGGCTGAAGCTTTATGAAATTGAAGTAAAGTTTCCACATAATTCGGAAAATTACGCGCTGGCAACGGTCAGCGGAATATTACCGGTATAGGTGAGAATGTTCGCCGTTTTATAGGTAAACTCAGCCGACATCCCTGCACGGGCGGAGGTTGTTTTCCCGGTACCTGCCCCATCGGGTGATCCGGCATAAACAGCAGGACGGTTTTCATCACCCATTAGGAACATATTGCCATTCGAATCAACAACGATAAATACGAGGTTTTCGTTCTTGGCGGCATTCATGAACCCAAGGATCTTGGTTTGCAGTCCTGGATGAAAAAGAGTTAGATGCTCGACAAACGATTTGCCGTCAACTTCACCAACCGGATCAATCTTGAATTCACCGGTGTCGTCGGTGAGGTACATTTCCCACATCCGTTTTCCGGCTTTCATTACCAGGTCACCGGTAAGAACAGCTGCAGTTTCGAGAGTGTTTGGGGTAACAGGTTTCGTCGGAAACGCTGATACGTCGGCATGGTACCCGAAGTAAACCTTCTGGGTGATCCCGCCCATATTCTCCCCGTTGGGGAGATTTTTATCGATATCGGTAAAATCTATCA